ACCGCAGCCGCCACAGCCGCAGCAACCGCTACGGCATCAGGTGCTTCTCCAGCCGCAGCCGCAGCCGCAGGTCAAGCAGCCGCAGATGCCTCAATTGGTGGTGCTTCTCCAGCCGCAGCAGCCGCAGCAGGGGAAGCCGCAGCCGCAGCAGCAGATGGTGGTGGGGTATCAGGCATTAGCGCAGATGGAATTGGATTTGCCAATGGTGGCATGGTTACTATGAACAGATTGATGGGTTCTAACCCAATGGGTCAAGACGATGGTTATGCCTCGTTGCAGTCTGGTGAGTATGTGATTAAAAAAAATGCAGTAGATAAGTATGGTGAGGAGTTCCTTGGACTACTTAACTCTGGAAAACTTACAAAGAAACAAATTAAATCTCTTTTATGACCGATAAAGCAATAATGGCTCAATGGGCTAAAAACTTACTAAATGATGACTTTTTCAAAGAAGTCATAGATAACTTGAAAAAAGAACAGATTAGTGTGATAATTAACACAAGTGCAGAAGAATGTGATAGGCGTGAAGACGCTTATCGGCACATTAAGTCTATTGAACTGATTACAGGACACCTAGAAGGTTTAGCCTCGGAAACTGTAATTAGAGAGAAGAAGTGGAAAATTCTGTAGCCTAAAAGCTACCCTCCGTCCAGAAGGTTTCTGGCGATTATTGAGATGACAAATGGAAAACACCAACCCTAATGGGAGTGAAAGCCTAGATGTAAACCAAGCCGCTTCAGCGTTTGCGGGCATGATGGGTGATTCTGAGGAAGCTGAAAACAGCCAAGCCGAAGAACAACCAGAGTACCAACAAGAGACTGACGAAGTTGAGTATTCAGAGGAATCTGATGAGCCAAAGCCTAGATATAAAGTCAAGGCATCTGGTGAGGAAGTCGAAGTAGAACTAGACGAACTTATCAAGGGTTATCAACAAGGTACGGACTACACTAAAAAGTCTCAGGCTCTAGCTGAACAACGTAAGGCAATTGAAGCTGAACGTGGTCACTTAGAGTATGTTAAACAAGAGCGACAGGCATACGCCCAGAAGTTGCAAGCGTTGGATAGCTTCCTTACGCAGCAACATCAGGGTGTGGACTTAGAAGTTTTAAAGGAAACAGACCCTATCGGTTATGCGGTAGCGGTAGCTGAACAGAGCCAACGTGAGAAGCAGTTAGCAGTAGTGAGGAATGAACAGCAACGCATTGCCCAACAGCAACAAGCAGAGCAACAATCCCAACTGCAAGCGCACTTACGAACAGAATCTGAGAAGCTAGTTAGTCTGATTCCTGAGTTAGCTACGCCACAGGGTGATGCGGTACGGAAACAAATCCGTGACTATGCGAAATCTGTAGGTTGGACTGACCAAGAACTTAGTTCCGTGTATGACAGTCGTGCTGTGCAGACCTTGTATAAGGCAATGAAGTATGAGCAACTTCAAAAGAGCAAACCAGAGTTGAATAAAAAACTCCAGTCTGCCCCTAAGATGATGCGTTCTGGTACTTCAGTTCCCCAAGCTAAGTCTTCACAAGACAAACAGGCAATGCAAAGGTTGCGTGAGACAGGAAAAGTCTCAGACGCTGCCAGAGCATTTGAACGATTTTTATAAATTTTGGAGTATTAAATTATGGCTACCTATCAAACATATACCGCAATCGGTATGAGAGAAGACCTTTCGGATGTTATCTACTCGATTTCACCAACAGATGTTCCATTTATGTCTTCCATTGGCAAGACTAAAGCAACTGCTGTTTTGCACGAGTGGCAGACAGACAGCTTGGCTGCTGCAACTTTGGATAACTTTACAGTTGAGGGTGCAACAGCATCTGACGCTACTATGTCTCCTACTACTCGTGTAGGCAACCGCACTCAGATTGCACAGAAAACTATCAAGATTTCTGGCACTTTGCAGTCAGTTGACAAAGCTGGTCGTAAGTCTGAAAAGGCTTATCAGTTGGCTAAGGCTTCTAGCGAAATCAAGCGTGACATGGAGACAACCCTGTTGAGCAACCAAGTTGCTGCCAACGGCAATTCTTCTACTGCTCGTAAATTGGGTGGTCTGCAAGCATGGTTGAATTCTAACTATGATGGCGGTACTTCTGGTGTTGCTGGTGACTTGGGTACTACTGCTCGTACAGATGGTACAAACCGCACTTTCACAGAGGCAATTTTGCAAACTGTCGTTAAAGAAGTTTACGCTTCTGGTGGCAATCCTAAAGTATTGATGGTGAACCCTGCTCACAAGCAGTTGGTTTCTGCCTTTACTGGTATTGCTGCACAGCGTTTCATGGCCCCAAGCAATACGCCTACAACCATCATTTCGGCTGCGGACGTTTACCTGTCAGATTTCGGTGCAATCTCAATTGTTCCCAACAGGTTCATGACTTCCACTAACTCATGTGGCGAAACAGCGTTTATCCTTGACCCTGACATGGCTGCTATTGCTTATCTGCGTCCTTTCCAGACCAACGAGTTGGCTGTAACTGGCGACAACGAAAGCACTCAGTTGCTGTGCGAGTACACCTTGGAAGTGAAAAACCAAGCTGCTCACGGCATTTTGGCTGACTTGACACCTTAATCTGGTGTAACTCTAAAATGCCTCAGACTAAACATCTGGGGCATTTTCTTTTCTACTCAAACTGATAGAATTAGGCTATGCAAAACCCTAACAACTTTAGACAAACTGCTGTTCACGCTGATGGTGAGGGTGGTATCGTTATTCAGACTCGACAAGATGTGTCTGACATTGTTGAGCAGAATAAAAAAGAATATAACTCGTATGACGAGAGAGCAAGATGGTCAGACCAATTGTTTGGCAATAAGGTTGCATCTATTCCAATGACAGTCATTGATGACTTGAACAAAGCTGGAATCATGCGTGGCTTTGCTGTTCTTGATGACAAGCGTTTTGCTGCTTGGTTAAATGACCCAATGAATCGTGCATGGCGCACTAGAACAGGAGTTGTATGAGTTTTACTACCTATGCTGAACTACAGACAACTATTGCAGAATACTTGGCTCGTTCAGACCTAACGACTCAGATTCCAGACTTTATCCGTTTGGCAGAAGTACGCTTACGCAGAGACTTGCGTATTCGTCAGATGTTGACTTCTACATCTTTGACCTGCACATCTGGGACTGCTACAGTTAATATCCCATCTGACTTCTTGGAAGTAAAAGATTTTGTGGTTGCAGGTAATCCTGTATTTCCATTGAATTACGAATCTCCGTCTTTGTTCTCTCGTAACTCACGAAGCATGGACGCAGGTAAGCCATTGGATTACACAGTCTTGGCAAGCACATTTAAGTTAGCACCTATTCCTGACTTTGCTTACACATTGAGTTTGGTTTATTCTGCTGCGCCTCCTTTCTTGAGTACATCAAACACAAGCAATACATTCTTGACTGTTTGTCCTGACTTGCTTTTGTATGCTGCTTTGATTGAAGCAGAGCCTTACTTAATGAACGATGCTCGAATCAATACATGGGGAACTATGTTTGACAGGGCTATGGGTTCGTTGACTCGTTCTGATGAGAAGGGTCAATACTCTGGCGTTCCTTTGGCAATGCAAACAACATACATCTGATATGCCTACACAAAGAATACAACTAGGCGAGTGGATGCCTGACCAATCAGGTATTACTGGCGCACTGACTAACGCTAAGAATGTGGTTTCTCAAGCTGTTGGCTATGGGGCTTTTCCTAGTCCAGTAGCGTTCTCTGGCTCTGCTGCCGAAGACTTAGTTTCTTTGTATGCTGCCAAGAATCCAGACTCTACTACTCAGTTGTTTACTTCTGGTGCATCTAGGATTTATACAGTAAGTGGTGTAGGCGCATTGACCCAAGTAAAGTCAGGAATGACTACTGGCATTAACGATAGGGTGCGTTTTACTCAGTTTGGCACACGAGTAATAACGACTAATAACGCTGATGTACTACAAGCATGGACACTAGGAACATCTACGTCCTTTGCTAATTTAAGTGCATCTGCACCAATAGCTAAATTTATTACTGTGGTGCGTGACTTTGTTGTTTGCGCTAATACGTTAGAAACGACACAACAGCAGTATCGTGTCCGTTGGTCAGCTATCAATGATGAGACTGATTGGGTAGAGAATGTAAACACTCAGTCTGACTATCAAGATATTCCTGATGGTGGACAGATTGTAGGAATCCGTGGTGGTGAGTTTGGCTTGGTGTTCTTAGAAAG